GTTGTGTTTGTTGCGGAGCGTCGACAGCTTGCCGATCAGGTCGCTCACCTCGCCCTTGCCCTCGATGTCGCCCGTGACGCGCAGGTCTCCGTCGATGTCCACGCCTGATTCGGCCTTGATAGCTATCGATCCGTCCTTTTTAAGGATGATGTAATGATCCGAGGAACGGTGCATTGCGCGTTCTCCGGCTTCGAGGGACGGCCTATCGGCGCTTTCCGAGGCTATGCCGATGGTCATGTTTCCATATTGCAAAAACAGGACCCGGTCGGAGGCGACAGGGATGCTCGTGAATCCAGCCTGCTGCATCATTTTGCGGTCAGTGACCGTGTAGCCTGCGGCCGCGGCGGAAACCTTCCGGGGTTTCCCCTTTATGTCGCTGCACGCCGTGATGAGGGAGGTGAAGAAACGCATCATTCTTCCTCCTCTTTCTTAGCTTTCACGCTGTCGATGCGGATGCCGCGCTGCAGCCGGATGGTCGAGCGTTCGGCGTTCCTGTCCAGACGCATCTGGCGGTTCACCAGGAGGAAATTGCCGCGGGCGTCGTTGAGCCCGTCGTCCACGTCCACGAAAGTCCCGACGGTCCACGGCCTGTCATTGTGGGAATGGCCGCCGAACTGGTATTCGAGCGAGTAGCTGTCCGCCATTTCGCTCGCAATTTTCATCGCCGCCATCTTCTTCGCGGGACCGTCGCCGTCATTCCAGCTTACGACCAACGGCCTATAAAACGGCATCTCGGAGTTTGTCGCCTGCGCCATCGTATAGGATATGTCGTCATCTCCATCGGCGTCACCCCGGACGATCACCTTGGAATGCATGCCCTCGATGCTATCGATGACGGACCCCTCCAAGAAATCCCGTTTGGTCATGGAGGCCCTGATTGACTGGGACGGCGTTCCCGCCGAAGGCGGATAGCCGAACGTAAGCATCCCGTCGGCGGCGCACCAGAATAGGTATCCCTGTGAGTTAGCCGCTTTTTTTAAAACGTCGAAGCAGGTATCCTCGGGAGACATTTCCAGGTAGCGCCTGGGCACTTTGGTGGTTTTCGAGCCATCTAGATACTGGAAGCTCTTCTTGCCGATGAACGGCAGGTTACGGACTACCCTTTCGGCGATGGCCGGCAACGTGGTCGGCCAGCTGCCCGAGAAATCGGTGACGCTTGCTTTCGAGAGTATCGACATCCACGACAGCGCCGAGATGCTCTCCCGGTATCCCGTGCGCGACGTCGTCCGCTTGACCGTCTGGACGATCACGGACGAATCGCGGCGGCCATCGACCCATAACGTCAACGCATCGCCCTTTTTTATGGAGGATCTCTCGCCGGTCTCCAGCTCGAACTGGCCCTCCGGCTGATAGAGATCCGTGCCTATTTCGTAGGACATCCATCTGGAGATGCGTTCCGATCCGCTGCGGAGCTCGATGCTATCCGGCATATACAAGCACCTCCCCCTGCATGAAAGTCGGGTTCTTGACATCGTTCAGGGCCGCCACGCGGCAAGCGGCGCGGTATGAGATTCCCTGGTCGAGAAGTATCTTGTGCAACGGGGTAGGATCGTCCACCTGGACCGTCCTGGTGCGCATATACTCGAGCCGCACGCGACGTACCTTCTCCGCGAGATCGCGGGCCTGTCGGCGCAAAGCCGCCGCGCTGTCGCCGTCCACGCCGTCATCGATGGCTAGCTGGATATATTCGCGGGCCATCGCGAGGCAGGATTCCAGCTGCGCTGGAGTCATCAGATCCACGTCGTCCGTCTCTGCGGCACCGATCCTGTTGCCCTCGAGATCGTCGACGGGCTCGGATTCCGCCGCCACCGCCTCGGAATAGGTCGTCTCGTCCGCCGCTATCCTTGCCGCCGCCTCGCGGGCGATAGTCCCTGCGGACTGGGCCATGTAGGCGGTCCTGATGCTGTCGGGAGCGCCGGCTAACGCCGTGCGCAAGTCCTTGGCCGACTGGATGAGGGATGCCAGGATACCCTGGGAATCCGAAGACAGATCCGTCTGCGCTGCGAGATCGCGCGCGAGCGTCACGCACGATTCGATCGCATTCTGTACCGCCGCAACTACCGTGCCGGACAACGTGGAGGCAAATTCCAAGGTCGACGATATGGCATCTATCGGGGCCGCGGCTTGCGATATGTAGCCGTTCAGCGTTCCTACTGCGGTCTGGGCCGCAGTGGCAAACGCCCGGGCGGCGGACCCCATGGACGCCCATTTGTCCAATAACGTCCAGTCGTCTCCTTCCGCGTCGGGGACTCCGGCGGAGGCCATCGCATCGGCAACCGATACCTGCCGGTCCGCTACTATGGCCGTCACGGCCTCGTCAGCGGCGGATTCGACGTCGAGCGGAGCCTGGTCAGCCTCCCGTATCCCGGACTCCTGGAAGTCGAAGGAAATCCAGACCGTGCGCGGATTGCGCTGCGGATACTCGAACGAAGAGTTGCCGGGGAAACCCTGCAAGGACTGGCCGATGATCGGATCATATAGGTCCACCGGATCGGAGAACCTTGACCGGAACCAGTCTCTTATGGCGTCCAGCTCGGAATCGTACTGTGCGCCGTTGACCAGCACCCGGTAATGATGGACTCCCGGACCCGCGCCCATGTCCGTGATCTCGCCGCCGGACAGGTAGGGATACTTGCGCACGTCGAGATCGCGCGGCATCTCCTCGTTTCCTTCCGCGAGCTGGAACTCCCATTTGTCGAGATAGAGGATCATCAGCCCCTCCCCCTGCGGGTAACCACCTGCACGGACGGGGCGAAGGGCTTCGTCGTCACCACGTTCCGAGTCCGGAGGAGCGCCGAGCCGCCGTCACGGACGGCGCTTTCGACGCTGGCCCTGCCCTCGGAATCGATGAAGATCTGGAACTGGTTGTCCATCTGTATCTGCTGCTGTTGCGTAGCCGAGCCGTAAGTCTTGCTGGCCAAGGTCAGCTCGTCCATGAGCTTCTTCCGCTGGAACGCGAAATCGGACTTGTACTTCGGGTCATTCACGTCCTTATAGCTGTCGTCCAGCTCGCTTATCTTCTTGGATATGTAATCGGCCTGCAAGCCGTATCGGCCGCGCATGGTGTCCGAATTCTTCCCCCGCTGCTCGTCCGTAGTTTCCTGGGCGTTCTTGGATTCCACATACCATTCGTGTACCAGGCTGACGGCCTGGACGATCTCGCCGGATGCCCATACCGTGGCCGCGCTAAGCGCGCCGAAGCCGAGGTCGGTGCCTCCGATCTTGTTAAGGGCCCCCCGGAGGCCGCCGACCTTACGCCCTGCACGGGCCGCCTCGTCGCCCAGGCCTCCTATCTGTCTCGGCACGTCGTCGTCATAGTATCCGCCGCTCATTCCGACGGCCATCCCGCCGCCGGGAAGGTTGACCACGAAGACGCGCTGCACGCCGAGGGACATGCCCGGCCCTGCCGATCCGCCTCCTGCAGCGGACTTGTCGCCCTTGAGGATGTACTTTACGGTGGACATAGCCTCGTTTCCCAGCCGGCCCAATTTCACGGCCCCCAGCAGACCGGCGGCCGCCGCGATACTGTAAAATCCAACTTTAACAAGGTTTTCATTTTCTGCCAGGATTTTTAATCCGCTATTCAGCGTCTTGATTGGGCCTGCCAGATTCGAGTTCACGATCTGCTGAATGACGGTCTTCATCTGGTTCAGCTGATAGGTGCCGGTCTCCGTCACCCTGTCGAACTTCCGCATGACGTTTTCCATTTTTTCGGCCTCCGGAGCGGCGGTCTTCAGGTCTTCCAGGAACTGATAGCTCCCGGTATCCTTGCGCTGGCGGAGGAACTCCTGTATCATCCGGAGACCCTGTGTGTCAAAGCTGAATTTCGCGAGTTTTTTCTGACTGCCCTGGGTGTAGTCAAAGAGCGCCTTCAGGATGGTCTCCGCGTCCTTCATCTGTCCCTTTTCGTCGAAGACATTGAAATGGGCGTATTTCTTTATGTCCGCGGCCTTCATCCGGAAGGTGTTGAACATGCTTTCAACGGCTGTCGTCGCCTGCTCGGAGCTGCCGGTGGCCATGCGCGATATTTGCACCAAGGCGAGGAAGGACCGGAGAGTCGGAGGCGTGGTTCCTCCGGAGGCGGCAGCAGAAAAAAGCCTTTCAGAGTTCCGGGCAAAATCAGCCAGTGTGAACGCGCCCTTGTCGCCCATCGTGGATATAATTTCAAACCACGACCCCATATTTTTTCCAGCGATCTGAAATTTTTGGTCTAATTGAGCCGCGACCGCGCCCATATCCGTAAACCCGGCTCCGGCTGCCTGTGTGGCCACGGCCGTATCTCCGAGGAGCTGGATGGCCAGCTCGGCGTTTCCGGTCTTGTCGACGAACTCCGTCATCCCGGCGATCAGGTTATCAAGAGGTATCCCGGTCCGCTTGGATGACTCCTGCGCTTTCTGGAACACCTCGGCAGTCTTATCCTTGCTCCAGTTTGCCTGATTGGCTAGCCGTACCATGGCCGTCTCGAGATCGTTGTAGGACTTGACGGCGAGTGCGAGGCCTCCTCCGGTAATAGCCGCCGTCATCGGCGTGAGAGCCCTATCAGATGCACGGGATAGGTTGGCGTTGAGACGCGAAAAGACGCCCGCCGTGCGGGCGCCGAACGAATCTATCTTCGCGGATGTACGCGACAAACCAGCGGAGACCCCGGAGGGGTCGGCACCAATTCGGAGCGTAACGCCATCAACTACCGTTCCCATCGCCTATGACCTCCCAGCCATCATCCGCCTTCTTCCAGTCATAGCCCAGGGCAGCAAAGGCAAGCAGCCACTGTGCGTCGGTCAATTCTGAGGCTGGCCTACCGAAATACGCAGCAGCCTCAGGGCCGTGTCTAAATTTTTTACCTTCCCACGAATCAGGTCCGGCGTTTTTTTTAGCGCCTCGAATAGAGTCGTTACGTCCTCGTCGCTCATGTGCGTCAGTGACGGGTCGCATTCGTCCGCGAAGTTCGAATATTCCTGCGCCAACGCAGTCAGTTCGTCGTCGGATACGGATGCCCGCAACTGCTCGACCCCGCGGAAGACAGGCGCCGAGCCGTCCTCGAGGAGAATGGCTTTGACAAGCCCATGAGCAGCTTCTTGCGCCTTGAAATCTGTGATGTTGAGCGCGGTGACTTCAACTTTAGCCTTGTCCCATTCTTCTTGGTTTTTCAATCGAGCTTCGCGCGTTTCGCTGGCAGACAGGAGTCGGAGCGTCACCCGGACATCAGGATAACCAGGCCACTGGATGGTCTTGCGCTTGGATAGGGCCCCCGCGCGGATGACATCCACGAGGCGTTGGGATCCTTCCCCGGAATTCAATGCTTTCTTGAGGTCCTCGTTCATCGCCTATCAGCTCCTATTGACTTCGGACGCGAAAACGTCCACGACATATTCCGCCGCAGTCTTGCCGTCCAGTTCGTTCGGCGTGACCTTGAGGACGGTGCAGCCGGAATACTCGCATTTTTGGCCGTTCTTCTTCTGGCCGATGGCGGAAAAACCGGTTAGCCCGTTCCAGTCGCGGTCCGCGCCGGAACCCGGCACATAAGTGAACTTGAAGCCCTTGGACGGAGTCGTTTCTACGACGTCCTCCTTGTTCATCAGCGGCACCCGAGAATAACGTTCTTCCTCGTTGTCCTGCCACTTGCTGAAATCCGTGATTTCTTCGCCCTTGACGGTCAAGGACAATTTTGAAATTCTCATTTTTTCGGCTCCTTAAATGATGAGGTCGATGGTCGTATAGATCTGGATCAGACCAGGAACGATCGTCGCCGGGGAATGGCAGAGCACGCGTCCAACGGCTACCGTGGATTCGTCGCATGTGAACTCGTCCTTGTGGTCGTCCACATTGCGGGTGAGGTTCTCCTTTTCGAGCTGCTTTGCGACATCGTAATGCGCGAGCTTGATCGCATCTCGGAGACTGGTCTGCCCGTTATCGAACAATACCGACTTCGAGAAATCCGCCTTGTCGCGGGCGATCATGCAATCGCGGAAATAGTCGAACGCCGCGATGATGCCCGTATCGATCAATTTTTCAAACGCGACTCCGTCCTTGAGCGTGCGCGTGGTGATGGCCCGGACGATGCAGAGGACTCCGTCCACAGGCACGAGCGGGATGATGCCCGCATCGAGGAGAGTGTCCTGCTCTCCACCGGCGCCATCCTCCCAGATGTCCTGGACGTCGGGGACGGGCAAGCCGGGGATAGGTTCGAAGTTCATCGGCAAATTCGGCTTGCTGTTGCTCGCATAGATCGATGCCATACCGGCAGCAATTTCCCAAACTGGAGCCGCGTAGCCGGTCTTCGTAGCCCCGACGCTGATGCGTTCGGAGTTGATGCCCGGTCCCAACGCGGTCACGTCCGCCTTGGCCCCGCAGAAACCGACAAGCCCGCGCTGGCCGCGCTGGCGGATAGCGTCAGCCGCATTGTCCAGATGGGTCTTGAGCAATGCGATATTGGCCGCATCGGAAACATCGATCGCGATGAGATGATAGCGGGCGCCGAACATGGCCGCCAAAGCGACCGTGAGATCGACATCGCCAGTACCCGCGACAGTCAGCGCGTGCGCGGCTGTCATGTCCGTATCGGTTACGAGTACCTTGAAAGTCAGCGAACCGCTGATGTATTCCCCTACATTCTTCGCAGTCAGCGTGCAGACGCCTTCCGCGGCCACCGCGGTCACAGGGAGGGCCGTCTTTGCATTGATGGCTGCGGCCATCTTTGCCGCCTTCGCGGCAGGAGTATCACCGACGGACACATAGACGGTCACGGTGTCGCTGCCGATGCGGTACGCGATCTTTCCGCTCTTCGTCGCGGTCGTCGCGAACGTGAGCGTCCACTGGGCAGCCGTGCCGTCAGCCGGTTCGGCGTGCCGTACCAACGTTATGACGGCATAGTTCCATGCGGCCTTTGCCGCGAGATACATGCGATGCAGCACCGACCCCGCGCCGGCATAGGAAATGGCCTCGTCCTCGCTGTCCACCGACTGCGGAGTATTCACCGCCAGCGAGCCGGAGGAAATCCCCGCGCCTACCACTGCGAGCTTCAATACGTTCTTCGGCAGGCCGTTCTTGCCTCCGTAATAGTTCGGGTCGTTATAAGATCCTGGGATTTTTGTTTCCGGTATCATCCGTTACTCCTGTGATAAAGTCACGTCCGCGGACTCGACATTTTCGCCGGCCGCATCGTCGAAATAGTGCATGAGGGACACGAGCTGCTGTTCCGATCCCGTCCGCACGCTGAATTCCGTCGCGGTCTCGAAATAGACCTCGACGAAGATCAGCGCCCTGTCCATGTCGTCCCTGGTGGTCACGTCAGTCCATTCGGTGGGGCGCAGAGGCTCGATGTCGTCCAGCCCCAGCGTCTGACCGGTGAGCAGCGTCTGGCAGTATCTGACGAGCGGGAGGACGGCCTTTCGCCTCTCCTCCTCGCTTGCCACGTTGCTCGCGACCAAGGTCACTATGATCTTCAGGGTCTCCTTGATCACGGATCCGTCCATGACCGGGCATTCGTCCTTGCCGCCGATCACCGCCACGGAAAATCCAGGCCTCGAGAGCGAGGTCGATATCTTGGATATGTCGACCTTCTGGAACAGATGATTGGGCTCGTCCGTGAAAATGGCCTTGATAGCCTGTTCAATCGCGCTTGAATCGGTCATCAGAACCTCATGTTATCCATCGTGAAGCACGGCTCGCCGGCGTCATAGACGGCGGCGAAGGAATCCTCCGATCCGCTGCTCTCGTCGGCCTTGAGCGGTATGTCCAGCACGGTGTTGCCCGCGGCGATGCTCTTGAGGACATCCATGGCCTTTTTATACCGTGCCTCCATGCCTTCGGAGACGATCAGTTCCGCGCGCCTGTCGTACAGGGCGCAGATCGAAAAATCAATGCAGATCATCCTGAGCACGCTGGGGACCATTGGGGGCGGCAAAGCGTACCGCTTGCCGATGTAGGAATCGATGAGAGTCGACGACTCCTCGATCGCCTTTCCTACTACGGCCGTGCCGATGACCCCCGTCGAGTTAGGATTGGTATCATCCGTCAGCTCGACCAGCCGGTTATCGGGCAGATGCCCCCGTATGTCTTCCAGCGTACAGTAGTTCATTTTCGGCCTAGATCACACCCGTAAGTAAGCTGCCACAGTATTCGTTAAGAATGACGTCGCCATGGTAGAAGCCGGCCTTTAGTATGAACCCACCGCGAAGCCCCTGTTCCTTGCTTTCATAGGATTCTACGACGCGTGCGCCTATCTGGACTGATCGGGCATAGGCAAGCCCGTCTTCTTGGTCAGACAGCGGACTGTCATACTGCATGATGACATTGTCTTTCCATGTACGTTCGAGCACTGGCTTTTGACCAAGTTTAGCCGAATTTGCCCAAGACTTTCCAACGATGACCTCGCTGACTTCAAGCAGTTGCGCTACACGCTCACGGGTGGCAATTCCGCTTTCTCCAGAATTGCCAAATGCTGCGCTAACGACCTTTGGATGCGTCGCGAAAGCTTCCCACGCTTCAGGGCCAAAGATCACTTTAGTCGGACGTACATAGGCTTTCAGCATCTTAGCTCTGAGATACTTTAGCGGATTGGAGCTGCTGTCCGTAAATTTGTCGCCTGCAGCAGTAGCATACACTTGATCCGATGCATAATTTGCTGGGTTCTGTGCCATCGAAGAGATCCGGATTTCGCGCCCTAGCAGGACGCGGTCCATCAGCTGCAACAGTTTGCGGTTGACATAGTTCGATATCGCTGGCGCAGCTTCATCGATATCTTCTTGAGGTACAGGATATTCTAGTCCGAACGCCCGTGCAAGACCGGATTCGTCCGTACCATCGAAGGTTACTTGGTTGGGCCTGGATTTTCGGCCAACTTGTGTATCGGGCACCGTAAACGCATCACCTAAAGAGGCCTTATGCCACTTGAAATTCAGATGCGAACTCTTTTTTTCGGAAATCGGGAAGACTTTGTCTGCGATGAGTTCTTCGTTCTTGTACGCGATAACGAGACCTGTCTGCTCCGTGGTGATGGCAAATGCAGGACAGATCATAGCTCCTCCATTCGCGAACAGATCCGCAATAATGGGAGGAACACCAAGAACGGTCAAGTTGTCAGCTCCGGCAACCACTCCGATAGCTCCGAGCACCATCAGGACCAGAAGGATAGCGTTCGATTTCTTAATGCTTTTAATCATTTTATCAACTCCTTAAGTAGCCGCTGCGGTGACCGCAACGGTGATGTCGTTGGTGATGTTTTCGATCGAATACACGCCTGCGGTTGCTACGAGCGCAATCCCGTTAGCCGAGACTGCGGAGACGGCATAACCTTCCGCTGCCGCGACAGTGAAGGACACGCTGGATCCGGATGCTGCGACGGAAGAGGACCCGTCCACGAAAGCCGCCGTATAGCCTGTCCCGGACGGAAGAGACACGGAATAGTTCGGCACGATTCCCATTTTGCCCAGGGCCGAATTATAACGGATGATGTCATCCGCAACCCCTGCCTGCTTGGCGCGTCCAAAATAGTTGCCCTCTGCTGGGCACTTAACGGCTTTACCGGCGGCACCCGCAGTCAGAAAGTCGCCCAGCGCGACAGTCCCGCCGAGCTGTACCATGTGCGCACCATCCTCGACCACGTCGAGGCTGCCTGCATCAGCGACGTCATTGTCGTCAGATACTCCGGCAAGCGCGTCAGATGGCGCAGTGGCCACGGATCTTGTCGACTCTCCATCCATCTTTACGACCCTGAATTTCGGGACGGACCCTACGGCCGTGTAATTGAAAATGCTCTTCATCAGGAGCTCCTTGTTTTGGTGTATTCTTCGCTGGCTTCGGCGAAATTGAGTTCACGGCCTGCGGCCTTCTGCTCGCTCATGTACTTCGTGAGATTCTGGGCATATTCTTCGGCGGATTCAGCGGCTCCTCGTCCTTCTTGGGCCCGCTCCCCGAACTCGACGATCTTGGGCATCGCCGCGAGCGTATCCGAGAGTGTCGTCATCGGGTTGACCTTGCCGTCACCCTCGCCGAAGCACCCCTCGCCGTCAACCGGTATCATCCGGACGGCTCCGAACATCTGCTCGAATTTCTTTCGCTGGTCGGCGTTGAGGCGGCCCTCCTTCTGGGCCGCGTCCAGCTTGCCGCCGAACTCGGCGAACGCCGCACGGTCGGATTCCGCCTTCTCGGCGGAAGCCAGCCTAGCTTTCAGCGCCTCGTTCTCCGCCTGCAGACGGGCCGTCTCCTCGGCATTTCCTTGCGGCTCTTTGGCCTCCGGAGCGTTTGGAGAGGACCCGATAGTCTGCGGGGCGGGAGTAGATCCACCGGCGGCACCGTCGCTGCCTGCGGCAGGAGCCGTAGGCTGGCCTGCCGCAGGCTTATCGGTGCCCTCGGAATGTCCTTCGGAGGGCGTGCCGCCCTCCGCAAAACTGGAGTCGCCCGCAGTACCCGACGGCGCGGGAGGCGCCGGAGGCACGCGGGGAAAATCTTTAGAGCCGTCGAGGATGCTGTCCGCGTTCTCGAGCTGCGAGACGGCGGAGCTCGGGAAGACCTTGTCGGCGGATTCGATGCCGTTCTTAGCGATCTCCTGCTCGCGCAGGCCGCGCATCAGAGTGCCGAGCCCCTGGATTGCCCAGACTAGCCTGCGGAACACGGAGGTGGGGACGAGAGTATCCCACTGAAATTCCTGGGCGAAGCAAATGATGTCTTCTTGATTCTCGCCCTTGTCGATCTCCGCGAACAGACCCTCGCCGAACGCGAGCTCGAGGCCCTTCATCGCGGGCGGATTGGCGCCCAGCGCGCCGAGATGGCGCAGGCCCTTCTTCAAATTTTTATAGACGGCGGCGGAGAAATATTTCCACTGGCCCTTCTGGGCTTCCTCCGCGAACTCGGGGTTGACCTCGTCGATCTTTACCTCGACTACCTTGCCGAGCTTGGGATCGTCGGCTAGCCGGGAATCGACCACGGACGCCTCGCGCGGGCTGTCCACCTTGGGGTGGCCCTTGACCACGGCTGGCTCGAACCCTTCCTTAAGTTGCCCCTGAATGCCTTCGTTAAGGTCCTTGAGGTCCTGCTCCGAAAAGTTATGCTCCGTGCCGTCCATGGACCGGAACGTCCCGGTGCGGAACGCCTTCATCCATGGGTTAGACGGCGTGACTGTTTTCTTTTTGCTCATGCACCAAAGTTACCCCTGTAATCCCGAAAGAGCGGATGACGCGGTCATCCGCGATGTCAGTGCCTCCGGCCATATATTTGTGCGGAGGTACCAGATGAGTGAACAATACCCTCCGCAGAACAACTATCCCCCACAGCAGGAGCCGGGAGGATATCCCGGCTATCCGGAGCAGCCGATGTACCAGCAGCCCTATTATCAGCCGCAGCAGCAGCCCCCGCTACCCGTGGACTCCAATTTCTGGGTGGCGGCGCTGAAGCAGCTGGGCGTAGGGATAGTATTCGCCGTGATGCTCGTGATCTTCTATACGCATGAACAGAATAAATGGGACGCGAACGCCGAGACGGAGCAGAAACGATGGGAGCAGTTGTTCCAACAGTACGTGGACGACAACAAGCGCAGCCTGGACGCCATCAAGGCGTGCTGCTACGAGACGCAGGAACGCCTCATCAAGTCTTCGAGGGGGGGGATCTGATGGCGAAGAGCGACGAGACACGCAAGCAGGCTAAGAACATGTACGTCGTCTATCACATGGCCATCAAGGACATATCCTTGGAGCTGGACGTTGCAGTGAGGACGCTACAGAACTGGAAGGGAGAGGACAAGTGGGACGACGAACGCAGCCGCCTCGACGGCGACGCGGGAGCCTACTACACCGAACTATACTCACTGGGCTGCGCGATGGCAAAGCAGATACGAAAGGACGAGGAAGCGGGGAAACAGGTGTCGACGTCGCGCTACGCAGCCCTGAACCGCGTATTGCAGGCGGCGGAGCAGGCGAAGGAAATCGAGAAGGGACTCGCGAAACCGAGCGGAAAAAACGCGGAGGACAGGAAGGCCGCCGCGATAGCCCAGATAAAGCAGTCTCTCGGGGTACGCTGATGGACATGCCGTCGCTCGACCTGTTCCTCCCGTATCAGCGCGACTGGCTCAACGACAAGTCGCGCCTGAAGATATGGGAGAAGAGCCGCCGTTGCGGCGGCACCTGGACGCAGTCGTTCGAGGACGTGCTAGACTGCACCGAGAAACCGGGCCTCGCCGTATACTTTTCCTCGGCCGACCTCACTGCGGCGGACGAGTACATCCGCGACTGTTCCGCGTGGATCCGCGGACTCAACGCCTCCATCATCGCCATCTCGCAGATCGACGCGAGCGAGATCGAGGGGCTCGAGATCGCCGACGAGGGCAAGGGCCTCAAGGCCACGATGGTGGAATTTCAGAACGGATCCCGCATCGTAGCTCTCTCTAGTTCACCGACTGCGTTTCGATCTAAAGGTGGAAAGATCGTGTGGGACGAGGCCGCGCACCACAAGGCCGCGGCGGAGATGTGGGCGGCAGCAGCTTTTTCGGCCATGTGGGGCTACGACATCCGCATCATCTCCACGCACCACGGCGTGAACAGCACATTCAACCAGCTCATAAAGAAGATACGGGAAAGGACGCTCAAGGGGAGCGTCCACAAGATCACGCTCCCGGACGCGGTGGAAAGCGGGCTCCTCGACAAGATCCTCGGGCGTCCCAGCACGGAAGCGGAGCGGGAAGAATTCGTCGAGAACGAGCACAACCTATGCCTCACCGAGGACGTGTGGCAAGAGGAGTGCATGTGCAACCCGCAGGACGAGGCGAGCAGCTACCTCAGCTACAGGCTGATAGACTCGTGCATGGAGGGCGGCATACTGGCCGACCCGCGCAAATGCCGCGGTCCCCTCTACCTCGCGCAGGACGTGGCACGGCGCCGCCACCTGTCGATCATCGTCGTGGCCGAGGATGTCGGCGGGAGGCTGGTCACGCGGGCGGTGGACGTGCTCGTCAAGAAACGATGGACGGAACAGGAAAAGATACTGTGGGGATACCTGGCCCTCCCGAACATGGTGCGGGCCTGCATCGACGCCACAGGACTCGGCGACCAGTACACCGAGCGGGCGCAGGAGCAGTACGGCTCCATGGTCGAGGCGGTGCGGTTCACCGGCCCGGTCAAGGAGTCGCTGGCGATCCAGCTGGACCGCGAACTGCAGGACTGCCGGATCGCGATACCGGACCGGACGAAAATCGAACTGGACCTGGATGGCGGTTCAAGGCCGATTAAAAAGGGATTGAAGCGGCCGAAGGTGAAGCTTGAAACACTCCTCCGCGAATCGCTGCACAGCGTGAAGAAGGTCGTCACCGCCGCGGGCAACGCGCGCTACGACGCCAAGGCGGACGAGAACGGGCACGGCGACGCGTTCTGGTCGTTCGCCCTCCTGAGCATGGCGGCACGCAATCCGGACGGCGGAAGGCCGGACATCAGGACAGAGTCCGCCGACAAGGCGGAAACGGAAATGCCGCTCGGCATCCCCGGAGGCATCGACCCGTTCGCGGCGCATTTCGACGTCGACCTGGGGGGCTTCGATGCAAACCGATTCTAAGGGCATTCTAAGGCCCTGTTTTTTCAACACCCATGTTTCCCCGACCGGAACAAACAAATCGAAATTGAACGCGTTTGAACGGGTTTTTAACGGGGTCTGGACAAGGAGCAACGGACGATGAGCAAAAAGACACGCCGGCAGGCGCAAAACACGGAACAGACGGCCATACTGACGGACACCGAGATAGCGACGCCCGGCGCCGCGGAATACACCTCCCTCCTCGAATACCTCCCCAACCCGGACAAGATCCTCATCGAGCTGGGCGGAAACATAAAGGTCTACCGCGAGATGGTGGACGCCCACATGGACAGCGTGCGGAGCAAGCGGTACGCAGCAGTCACCGCGCGGCCATGGCAGCTGTCGTCCGACGAGGGCGACCAGGCCAAGGTCAAGTGGGTCCAGGAATACCTCTGGAAGCTGTCGCCCGCGGGATCGAGCCAGACCGTCTCCGGAGCGAACAAGGTCTCGTCGGGGTTCCGCGGCACGATCTCCCAGATGCTGCGCGCTATCGACTTCGGCTACGCGGTGCACGAGATCGTGTGGGGCTGGAGCCCGTCCCCGTGGGGCGACATCATCATGCCCATGGCCATCAAGGAGCGCAAGCAGGAATGGTTTTTGTTCGACGCTGACGGGAATCTATTGTTCCAGAAGAAGGACGGCACGCGCGAGGCCATGCCGCCGCGGAAATTCGTCGTCACGCGCCGCGCGCCTAGCGACATCAACCCCTACGGCGAAAACGTGATGAGCCGCTGCTTCTGGCCGCTGATGTTCAAGCGCGGCGGCCTCAAGTTCCGCATGCTCCTCGCGGAAAAATACGGGATACCGAAGGCCGTAGGGAAGCTTCCCGGCGGCGCGACGGAAACGGAGAAGTCTTCGCTCCTGAAAATGCTCAGGAGCCTCGTCCGCGACGCAGTGGCGGTCATCCCAGCCAACGGATCGGTGGACGTGCTCGAACCCAAGGGCACGGGCACCTCTGGCGACAACATCCACCAGAGCATCATCCAGGACTCCAACCAGGAGGTGTCGAAGGCGTGGCTCGGCGAGACCCTGACCACCGAGCAGACAAATGCCGGAGGCACGCAGGCCATGGCCACGGTGCACAACGACGTCCGCACGGATCTCGCGCTCGACGACGCGCAGATGATAGAGGAGAGCGTCAACACGTTGCTCCGTTGGATCTGGGGCATCAACTGGCCCGACGATCCCCTGATACCGTGGTTCGACATCGTCATGCCCGAGGACCTCAAGACCGCGAGGCTGGAGCGGGACTCCAAACTGTCGGCTCTGGGGGTACGGTTCCGCAAGGCTTACTTTTCCAACACATACGAGATCCCGGACGATCAGTTCGACGTCGTGGACCCGTCGCAGCAGAGCGCTCCGGGCGGCTCGTTCGCCGAGGGCGACCGGCACGATCACCATGGCTGCGGCTGCTTCGCGGAGGGTGAATTAAAATCGAACGTCCGGCAGATGCTGGCCGACCTCTCGCCGAAGGAGCTGCAGGATCAGATCGCGGAACTCGCGAAACCCATCATCGACCTCGCGGAAAGCTCCGGAACCTATCCGGAGTTCGAGGCCGCGCTGAACAAGGCCGTGCCGAACCTGTCCTCCAAGGCCCTCGAGCAGTCGGTCACTAAATGCCTGCTGCTATCCGAGATGCAGGGCAGGGCCGATGCCTGACAAGGACCTACAGGCGGAAGTAAAGACGCTCTTCGGGAAACCGCCGGAGAACGTCGTGGATTATTTCCGGAAGAAAGTCCCGGTCGGTCCCAAGTCGCACTGGGACTGGTCCGACACGATGCAGCACGCGCACGACCGCGCATTCGTCGTGGCCAAGGCCACCAGCCTCGACCTCGTCAAGGACATCCAGGAAGCCCTCAAATCATCGATAGCGGACGGCATGCCTTACCAGGACTTCGCGAACAACATAATACCCACGCTCAAGGAAAAGGGATGGTGGGGCAAGGGAGAGCAGCTCAACAAGGAGACCGGACAGGTCAGCGACGTGGAGATAGACCACCGTCGCCTGCGCAACATCTACGACACCAACGTCAAATCGGCATACGCCGCCGGGCACTACGAAACCATGACGGCAAAGGCGGAGGACGCGCCGTACTGGCGCTACGTCGCGAAGCCGAACGGACCGACACGGCGGCCGGAACACCAGAAGCTGCACAATCTGGTATTCCGTTACGACGATCCTTTCTGGCAGACGCACTACGCTCCGAACGGTTGGGGATGCGAGTGCCGGGTGGAGGCGCTGGACAAGCGCGCCCTCGAGCGCAAGTACAGGCGTCCCGTTGACGACGTAGTCCGCGAGAGCAGGCCGGATGACTACGTGACGCAGACCGTGACCGTGCAGGGCAAACGGGTCAACGTGACGGGCTACAGGGTGGGAAACAGCGTCGTGTACACCTCTCCCGGCTGGGACTACGCGCCCGGCTCCTACAGCCTACAGTACCAGCAGATGCTCGAATCCAAGATAGCCGACATGCCCGAGGAGGCCGCGCGCAAGACGCTGCGCGGACAGCTCGAGGGGAGCCTCAAGGATTCCTTCAAGCTCATCGTAGACACCGAGGCCGGGCTGCACCGTCCCAACGGCAGCTCGTTCGCCGTCGGAATGCTCCCCGAAAAGATCGTCAAGATCCTGAATACAAAGAAAGATAGGGCGGGCCGGCAACTCGACCTCGACACCAGCATCCTGGGCGTAGAGGACAGGCAACTCCTGCACGCGCTGCGCCCAGACCACAACGGCGCACCCAAGGAGATCATCGCCGACATCCCGGAGCTGCTCGACAGATGGACGCCGACGTACACGCCGGAGGAAGGGCTCGTATACTATTCGGAGCCCTTCGACGGAGAAATGCAGACCGCAAAAAAAATGGAAAAGAAAAAGGTCCGGTACAAGATCGTCTTCAACCAGGAAAATCCGAAAAGCGACAAGATGGTTTTCAAGACGGCTACGATTGTAGGAGCCCAGGCGCTCGACCCAAAAAGTATCATAAAATAGAAGGGCGTAAGGTAAGGCGGCGAACTCTTACATGAGGCAAATACTTGCGTAAATTCCCTAAGTGGTCAACCTCTTTCCACTGACTCAATACACTCTTCTCTTTAAATGTAATCAAAGTGCGGAGGAAAAGCAATGATCGAATGCAAGGTGGACGATTCGAAGGCCCGGGTGCTCATCCAGGGGATCGAGGGCAAGGCGAAGAACATGGCCCCGGCCATGAGGAAGATCGCGACCGAGCTCGCAAATTCCGTACAAAAGAACTTCGACGACGGAGGCCGTTACAGCGCGCCCGGATCGATCATGGGAGGGTCCAAGAGATGGGCCGATGCGAAGAGGCCCCCCACGTATGCGGGAGGCAAGCTCAAGGGAAAGGAAAAGGGCACCACGCTGGACCGCTCCGGTCACCTCCGCAGGTCGATCCACGAAGTCAGCGACGGCACTTCAGCGGGCCTGGAGACCTCCATGGTGTACGCGCGGATCCAGAACAACGGCGGGACGACGAAGCCCCACGAGATCAAGGCGCGCAACGGCCGCGCGCTGGCGTTCGGGATGGAAGGCAAACAGGTGCTGGTACGGAAAGTAAAGCATCCGGGATCGAAGATCGCGGCGAAGCCGTACATGGTTATCCAGGAGGAAGATTTGGACTATGCCAAGCAGACGATAGCGGATCATCTGACCAAATGACCGGCCTAGAAAAGACTGATCTGTGCCTTGTCGTCGCGGACGTGCGGACGGGAATTCATGTATCTATAGATTGTCCGCTCGGAAAGCCCCGTGTCGAGGGCGAGGCGGTGCACCGGCTGATCGTAGTTTTCCTTCATGTACTGGATCGCCTGTTCCCGCGGCAACCTCGAAGGACACTGAACCGACGACCCCATGAACTTGTTCCAGATTTTGCGCGCGACCTCGACGCCGCAAGAGCACGCGATCCACCGCAGATCGCCCGGAAAATCGTCAGCCGTCAATGATTCCCACGCCGCTCGCATGATACAAATTTAACACAATCACAAAAAATAAGCAACAAAGGGCCGAAAGAATTATTAATCCGGCGTCTTTCGCGGCCGTCCTCCCAGCAGTCCATTAGCCCGCGACGAGGCCCGTTTCGCGGCGCTGGTGGCCCGGCCCTTGTTGGCGTCCGAGGCCTCCATATCATCGAGCACATCCACCATCTTGCGTTGCAGCCGCCTCCACATGTCCATGGCGGCCGGAGTTACCGGAGGGGACATCGCATCGTTCTGGGCATGGACGTATGCGGACAGCGCCGGGCGTCCCGTTAATTTGTCTCCGGCCTGTTCGTAGTGTTCGGCGCTCTTAATGTTGCTCATCGTTCATCCTCCATTCTTTTGCTTCGACAATCTTCGGGAGCCAATAGTACTTGTAGTCCGGATATACGGCCTCGATTCCTGTTCCCGGTTCGAAACCCGGATGATCCGGGCTCTTGTATATCCGCGCTGGCGGGTATCCGTCGAGCTGCAGCGTTATGTAGCATTTGGTCCTCCGCGTGCAGGCGATCCTCACCGGAGGAAGATCGGAGCCTAGACGGTAGCTGCTGGGCTGTATTCCGACGTATGATTTACCTGGTTCAAACTTGTGCATGGTCGGCCTCCTTTTGCAGCATATCCCAAGCCTCTTTGTACGTGCAACATCTACCCTCTCCCGATGTGCTCGGATCTTCGACGATCCAGCCATTAGCCGGATGGCACCATCTGCCTCCTATGATCTGATTGGATCCCCATTCGTCCCCGTTCGATGCGACGGCGACATCGGCGTCAATCCATCCAGCCCAGTTGTCCCCATAGACGGCATGCTCTTTTTTGATCTGATCGACGCGGCGAAAAAAGCCCGTGAACGTTGTCGCGGTGATTGTTATTTTTTCAGCTGCTGATTCATACTGCCCGTTACTTACGATTAGATCTATTTTCATTTTGTTATCCTCGTCTTGTTTCGCGGCTTCATTGCCGGTCATGTCAATAATATAACCTAAAAGTTTTAGGTTTGCAATAGTTTTCTTCACTTTTTTTTAATTACCCCCGTTATCGCCCGCCATACTCTTGAGATCCGCGGTCATTTTCCCGATCATGAGAGCCGCCAGAGCCTTGTACGCCGTCGCGGCGGAATCGGCCCGGTCCGATTTTATCCTCGCGCTTTTCCTTCGAGTCTTTACATACTCTTCAAAAAACGCAATGTCCTGCAATTTATAACCATAAGACGAGCAGGCGGTGGAAAATATGAGTTCCATCTTTTCTTCGACATCGGGGCTTAGATCTCCATTCGTTTTCATCGTCAGGCAGGCGGTGCCCTTCCGCGAATAATGATCCTTCGCATAATCTATCATGTCCATCATGTCTTTTTTGCTTATGTTCCTGCGGATAAAGCTACGCTTCATGGCTTCGTAGGTCAATTCCGTGACGGTGCCTACCGAATCGAGATAGAAGACCTGCTCGAGATAGACGGACACTCGGTTCGTATTGTATTCGGCCTCTTCTTTCCGGTCGCTAGCGTCATCGCCGCAGGAGCACAGAGTCCCTACAAGCACGGCGTATATAAATAAAATAGAGACCGTCGTTTTTTTCGAATGAAGCTTCATTCATTGCTCCTTGATTATGGTTTGAACTCTATCTCAATGACGTTTGAATATCGATTGATTACCCGGCAACTTGCCGTTCTACAGGGGTGTGGTTGGTTTCCTTGCAACGTGCTAACGCAATAGCTATCACAAGATTAAATAAGCGAGCTAATTCTTCGATATTAGGAGATTCCGTTCCATTAATCCATTTGTTGAAGGTTTCAAACGGGACGCCCATTAGTTGGGCAAGACGAACCGCAGATGTGTTTGCCAACTCTATAGCTCCAGCAAAGTCAATATCTGTATTACTCTTTGCGTTAGTTACACAATTTGTGTTTTTTTCATCGTCAAAAAAGAATCCTATTTCTTTCAATCTTAACCAATATTTAGGCCCTATCTTACGCTCTCCTTTAAGGTATGCACTCAGATTTTGTGGCCTTACGCCCATAGCTGCGGCCAAATTCTGCATGCTTCCAAATCGCTCCATACCAAAGGATCGTATTTTTTCTAACACTTTTTTATCAAAAGTACTTGACATTGTGTAATCCAAGTGTTAAATTGTGTTATGTAGTGGTTATTAGCAACCACTACTAAACAAAGAATAGCAAAACACGGAGAACGAATGGACAATACCCCTTTCATCAAGAAGACTTTCTCGTGGCGATTGGTCGCCTTGGAAGTCTCTAGGGTAGCCGGAAAGCCCTACGATGCCCAGTACATAAGGGAAGTCGCCACCGGATACCGAGTGAACCACCAGATCGCTCCTATCCTAAAAGACCTCGGAGTGATGCAGACGGAGGTTGCATAATGACATCGAAAAAATTGCAGACCAACCCCGAAAAAGAGCCGGAAGGGTCTATTAAAACGATATACCCTTTGCCACCGAATTTCTTGCCACGCGGTAGAAAAGACGAGCAGGATTGGCAATCCCAGGCTAGCACGATGCTAGAGGCATCCCCTGTGAATTACGCCCTCTATTCCGACAAGGGTAAGGCGGCCCACCAATACCGCACCCGTCTATTCAACGGCAACGAGGTGCGCCTACGCGAAGAGAACGGGAACGTATGGTTCGTGGCCGACGATGTCTGCGGAATCCTCGGATACAAGAACACATCGCAGGCGATCCAGATGCACTGCGACAAGGTAGCCCGGGAGGAAGACCTTGCGGAAGGCAAGGAACTCGCGCACAAGATCGACATCGAGACGGACGGCGGCAAACAGGCGATGATCGCGATCGGCGAACCTGACCTTTACCGCCTCATCTTTAGGTCCAAGAAGGAAGAAGCGCGGCAGTTCGAGGGCTGGGTAGTGGAGGAAGTCCTCCCGGAAATCCGCAAGACGGGCCACTACAAGGTGACGCGCAAGCTCGACTACACGCCAGCGCCGACGCAGGCAGGCGCAGCGGAGGAGCCGTCCGCGCAGGTCGAGCTATTCCCTCGCATCATCTCCGCGAGCCTGCCGAAGCCCCTCACGGACAAATTAAACGAGGCAAAGAAACGCCTCGCCGTCCAAGGGCACACGTTCCCCACCAACAAGGACTACCTCGCATACTTACTCACCAAGGCACTGGAGGCGATCGGATGAGTTGCGATTGCTTGAAACAGATGAACGAAGGCCTGATGGAGAATAACGTGCAGATCAAGACCGGCGAATGGTTCGACCTCAAGAAGGGGACGTATCAGGAGACGGTCCTCATCACGATGGTCAAGACCAAGCCGTCGAGAAAGCATCTGCCGCAGGTGAAGCCGAGCTTCTGCCCGTTCTGCGGTAAGCCATACGACGACGCGAAGCCCGTCGAGAAGTTCGGGGAGAAGGATGACAATGCTTTAAACAATGCTTTAAAAACACAGGAGGCGACACCATGAGACAGGAAACCAAGGACAAGAAGACGTTCATCGACCCTATTTTCAGGGGAGTCCAGGTACCAATCCGGGCAGCGGCCGAAAAGAGCGGGGACGTGCGCCCGCCGGTGAACGTGATGATCGACATCGAGACGCTCGGTCAGGGGCCCGACGCGTGCGTGGCCGAGATCGGGGCTGTCGCTGTCATCGGCGGCCTCGAGCGCCTGCTGGACATCAACGTCAGCCTGTCGTCTGCCATCGAGGCGGGAGGCCGCATAGACCCGGAGACCGTCCAGTGGTGGCTGCTCCGGGACGCCGATGCCCGCAGGACGATGGCCGACAACTACCACCGCGCGGCCATCGGGGAGGCCCTGCGGGATCTCGCGGATTTCATCCACGCAGCCCGCGACGCGTGCGGAGGCGTCCGCGTATGGAGCTGCGGCTCCGACTTAGACCTCGTCATCCTCGCCGGTTACTACCGCAGGATAGGCGAGGAGATCCCCTGGAAATACTGGGAATCCCGCGACTACAGGACCCTCAGGGCGATGTTCCCGGAGGTCAAGAAGCCGAAGGCGGAACCCGCGCACACGGCGATCCAGGACGCGATGGACCAGATGGACCACCTCAACATGCTGCTCGCGCACATCGACAGCCTCAAGGCTCCGCGCAAGTAGCCGGTCCCTCCAACGCCTGCCGCGCCGATCGCGGCATAACCTGAATAATAAGGAGTACATCATGCAGGACACAATAATCACGGCACAGCTTCCGCCGGTGCGGCGGCACGTCGAAGTGAAGTACACCAGGCGCTGCGAGCTCTGCGGCGCGGAGAGCCACATCACCCTCAACGGGCACCGTTTCTGCGGCGCGCACTTCAAGGACGGTAGCGCCGTCCGGCACGCCCTAACGGCGGAGGGCCGCGCATGAATCCGGTATGGGTAGGCACCGCCGTGGTGGCGGAGCTCCTCGGGATAAGCGAGCGGCACGTCCGCAACCGGCTCTCCCTGTGGGAGTACCGGTGGCGCGAGGACAGGGGCCGCAAGGTGCTGGAGGTCAACGTCCGCTCGCTCCCCAAGGAGGCATCGGACAGGTACATCCTACGCACTCTCCCCGACCTGCAGGCGGTGGTCCCTGAACGGACCGGCGCCGACGACATCGAGACGACGCTCCGCGCCTACGAGCGGGCCAACAACAGGGCCAAGCGGAACTACGACAAGTGGGCCGCCATCCTCTCCAAGTGCGAGGGCATCTCCGGATCGAGCGAGCTCTCGCGCTGGGTCGAGGTGTGGAACGCCGACCATCCCGGACAACGGACGAGCATGCAGAGCATCTACCGCCAGCGCTCGCTGGTGGCGGAGTGCGGCAGCATGGCCCTCATCAACAGCCGCGCGATCCTGCCGTCCACCGTGCGCGACGCATGGTTCGACGACTTCAGGCAGGCCTACCTCACGGCCAACAAGCTATCCGTGCCGTGCGCCCGCATGATCGCGTTCGGGTATGCGAGGGAACGCGGGGAGGCCGACGACATCAGGTCGTTCCCGAGCCCGTCCGCGTTCACCCGCAGGCTCAACCGCGAGGTATCGCCCGACGTGATCTACTATGCCCGCGAGGGCAAGAAGAAGTTTTACGACAACAAGGGAAATTACATCGAGCGCGACTATTCCGACCTCAGGGCGGGTCAGGTGTGGGTGGGCGACACGCGCACGTGGGACGTGTTCGTGAAGACCCCCGAATACGAAATCCCGAAGACCTGCTACATCACGCTTTTCCTGGACTTCAAGAGTTACATGCCGATGGGATGGCAGCTCCACGTATCCTCTCCCGGAACCGAGAACACGCTCCGCGCGCTCCGCAACGGCATCGGGCGCTACGGGATGCCGGACGAGATCTACGTGGACAACGGCCGGGAATACCGCAACAAGGACTTCTCCGGACAGTCCCGCGGGCACAAGATCATAGAGGACGAGCAGTACGCGGAATCGCTCGCTGCCAGGCTCGGCCTCAAGATGCACTTCTCCATCGTCCGCAACGCGAGAGCCAAGGTGATCGAGCGCCAGTTCCTGGTCATCAAGAACGGGTTCGACCGCCTGTTCAACAGCTTCAAGGGCGGCACCGTGGTCGAGAAGCCGGAGCCGCTGAAGGCCGTGATCAAGAAGGGCGACATACTCACGTTCGAGGAATTCGCGGCGCTCGCCGACGAGTACCTGAAGGAAGTGTTCCCCGGTTTGCCATGTTCAGGGAAGATACACAGGGGAAAGTCGCGGGCGGCGCTCTGGAACGAGGAGATCGCGCGGCGTGAGCCGATGCGCAGGCTCACGGAGGACACGCTCGCCATGCTGACGAGCCGGACGGTATGCGGACGCATCACCGCCACGGGATTCCGCATCGCGGCCCTCGAGACCGTCTACTGGGCGGAATGGATGCCGGTACGCAAGGGACGCGAGATCACGGTGCGCTACGACCCGGACGACATGCGCACCGCCCATGCATACGAGAGCGACGGATCGTTCATCGGCACGTGCTCGCTCGTGGAGGCCGTCGGCGCGATGGTCCGCGACGACGACGCGGTCGGCAAGGCGGCGATAGCCGAGGGCGTGGCCCGGCGGCGGCACGAGGAGAAGCTCCTCAAGGAGCTCGTGCCGGAAATGACGAGGACGCAGGCGGCCGACTACATCCACGCACTCAAGGCGGCCGTGGCGACGCCGGACGTATCGATCCCGGAAGGAGGCGCGATAGCGCTCACCCGGCACGATGCGGATGCCTCGGCCATCGCCAAGGACGCCAAGGTCGGCAACCCGGCGATCATCGACCTCATACCTCCTGCGGACGCTCCGAGACACCGGAAGCTCGCTGGCCTGTACGACGAGGAACCCATAGCCAAGAACGCTTAACACAAGGAGATTACAGATGGAAGAAATCATCCAACAGCTCAAGGACTATCTCGCGAAGGGAATTTCCCAGGCGCAGGTGGCGAAGGCGTGCGGGATCAGCAACGCGACGCTCAGCTACTTCATCAAGGGCACGTACGGCGGAGATGCGCAGAGCATCGCCGACAAGGTGGCGGACTTCCTCCGCATCGAGGAGACCCGCGAGGCCACAAAGTGCAAGGACGGCGGGGTCATCCGCACGTCTACTTACGTTACCATCCACAAGTTCCTAGACCTCGTCCTGACGCACCGGGTGGCAGGCATGCTGACGGGAGACGCCGGGGCGGGGAAGACGACGGCCCTCAAGGCGTTCGCGAAGGAACACTCCAGCGTCATCCTCATCGAGGCTGACCACGGCTACACCGCGCGTGCCCTCTTCGACGAGCTCTGCGCGCATCTCGCGATCGACGACCGCGGGAGCCTGCACCAGAAGCTGGTGAGAGTGGTCGACAAGCTGCTCGGCTCCGGCCGCATGATCATCATCGACGAGGCGGAGCATCTCCCGTACCGTGCGCTCGAAATGATCCGCCGCGTGCACGACAAGGCGGAAGTGGGCCTCGCCCTCTGCGGGATGCCCCGCCTCGAGAAGAACGTGCAGGGCGACCGCGAGCACTACGCACAGCTCTATAGCCGTATCAGCGCGCCGTGCCGGGCGAAGCCGCTCAACGACAACGACATCCGCGCATATCTCGGGAGCCGTTTCGACTCGTTCGACGCGAAATGCGTGGCGGCTAGCGCCAAGCTCTGCCGCAGGAACTTCCGGCTGCTTTCACATCTCATCCGCTGGTCTGTCGAGATCATGCGGAAGAACGCGCTCTCCTCCCTCGACGAGGACGTGCTCGAGCAGGCGTCCGAGATGCTCGAAATCGCACGATAGGGGATCCCCGAATGAACCGCGAACAGATAGTGATGCAGTACCGCCGAATCCACGCCTACGCGCGCCTCGCCGCGATGGACGACGCCGCCTATAGAGACATGCTGATGGACCGCTACGGCGTCCGGAGCAGCAAGGCCCTGTCGGGACGGCAACGGTACGACCTCGAAAAGAGCCTGGAAAGCCTGGCGCACGGAAAGGTCAAGAAATACCAGGACCTCAAGGAACGCGAGGACAAGGCGACGCCACGGCAACTGCGGGCGATCGAGGCCATGTGGGCCTCCGTCTCGCGGATGCCTTCGGCGCGGGAACGCAGGGCGGCACTCGATGCGTTCTGCTTCCGCATCGCAGGAGTGAGCGTACTGCGCTGGATTTCAAAAAAGGACGTGCGTGCGATCATGGCGGCGCTGTCCGCAATGGGAGCCGCGCGCCCGGAAGAATACGTAAAACAACACACCACAATGGAGGCCAATCATGGCTAGAATAGACAAGGACGGCAACTGGATCGACCCATCCAATACCCCGGTACCACCCAAATACATCAAGCCCCTCGACAAGAAGCGCGACGCGCTAGTGACCCGGACGTTCAAACGCCTAGTCCAGCTCGAAGCCAAGATCAAGTCGGAAAAGGAAACCCTCTGCTCCGCAGTGGAAGCCTATCTCGACGATCTCGCACGCGACAACAGGGTGCGAGAAGGATGGCGCGGCAACATCTCCATCGATTCGTTCGACGGGACGATGCGGATAAGCCGCAGCATCGACGATGTCATCGGTTTCAGCGAGCAGCTGCAGATGGTCAAGACGCTTATCGACAAGTGGATCTCCACGAGGCTCGACGGCGTGGACGAGTCTCTCGCCGTCGTCATCCAAGGAGCGTTCAAGGTGGACAAAAAGGGACGCATCAACACGGCGATGCTACTCAAGCTGCTGCAGTACAAGATAGACGAGCCGGAATGGAAGAAGGCGATGAAGCTCCTGAAGGACAGCATCACGGTCAAGAACACGAAGCAGTATTACTCGTTCACGCTCAAAAGCGAATCATCAAGCCGCGCACTCGTCCTCTCTTTCAACTCCGCAATCATCGACGGCAAAGATCCGACATCTAAGGGACAGACGGAGGTGGCCGATGATTAATTATCTGACAAATTTTTTGAATCTGCTGGCGCACATTGATCCCCGTGTATTTCCAACTATTCTCATCGGGTTAGACTTTGCAACGGCAATCGTTTGGTTCTGGAATGGTGATGCGCGCAAGGTCATCTACTGGATTGCCGCCGGGGTCCTGAGCATTACGGTCACCTGGTGACCGTAGCCCGCAACCTCCTCCATGCGGCAAACAAATACAGAGGATGGCGCCATGGAAAGAAATGGAAGTGCCAGTCCCTGCATACGCTTTCCGGCAAGCAGCAAACCGGATGGGACGAATTTTCAAGGAGACAAAGATGAGACTACAACTGTTCCGCGACATCTACCGTCCAGACCGCACCCTGGGCAAGCTCTACATGGACGGCCATTTCTTCTGCTACACGCTTGAGGACACCGTTCGTCCGGCTGGCGTCAAGATTCCGCACCAGACGGCGATACCCGCCGGTATCTATGCCGTAATAGTGACCATCAGCCCCCGGTTTCAAAAGAGGCTGCCATTATTGCTCAACGTCCCGAACTTCGGCGGCATCCTGATGCACGGCGGAAACGGACCTGGAGACACATCAGGATGCATCCTAGTGGCATTCAACTGCGACCCAGTAGTAGGCAAGATCTGGAATCGCGCATCCGAAGAACTGACTCGCCTCATAGACAAGGCATTCCTGCGCGGCGAGAAATGTTCGGTCGAAATCACGAACGCAAAGCCTTGTAGGTCATAATATGATGATCAATACGGAATACAATTTAGGTGAAACGGTAATTCTTAGGACTGACAGAGAGAGACAAGAACGAATCGTTACCCGAATCCAGATTATGCCAAAAGATACGGAAATGTATGAGGTCTCATTTGGATCATCGCATTCCTGGCATTATGGATTTGAATTCCGCACACAGAAAAAGGCATAAAAAGGAGAAAATAATGAATCCAATAACAGGACAGATCCAAGAATTTAGCGATCCTAATCTATTAAAGGAATTAATGTCGCAAAGACTATTCGTTCCTATCGCGGCAGGGGACATGACGGAAAAACAGACGCGCGAGAGGCAAGTCTCTAAATACGACAGCCGCTCAAAGCTGGGAAAGATGTTCGGGCTGAACCGAGCCCAGCGCCGCGCGGAAATGCGTAGTAAACAAAAGGAGGTTAAAAATGGAGATGAATGAAAAGCCGATGCTGTCTCAGGCATCCGAGATGATGCTCGAAGCCATGCGCAAAGTCCGCGACAAAACGATGGACCCGAAGGAAGCTACCGCCATAGCACAGCTAGGGCTGGGTGTCATCAATGCAGCCAACGCCGAGACCGCCTTCATCAAGACGGTACGCGGCATACCGCGCGGAGGCGTGTTCGGCGACCGAATCCAATACCTCGAGCCGAACGTTTCGAAGGAGCAGGAAAAAGCAGCGCTGGAACGCGAAAAAAAGGAAAAAGCCCGGCTGCAGGCGATATCATCAGGTCCGTGTCCTTACGATGATGGCGGAGAAAAAATTTGAGCTGCAAGAAGGACAGAGGACTGGACTGGATGATCGACGCCTACGCCCGCGGGATGTCTTGCGGCCACATAGCCCAGCGCGCCGGAGTCACCAGGCAGAGCGTCTTCGAGATCCTGCGCAGACGCGGCTGCGAGTTCCGGAAGCGCGGGCGCAAGATCCGGGCGGACGAGGTGCTACGTTACGGCGGGCTGGTATACACGTGGAGCAACAAAGGCTATTGGCGATGCACCACGGGCTCGCGGAACAATCTGATACGCGAGATCTGGGAGTCCGCTCACCGCACTAAGCTACCGCCATCCACCAAGGTCCATTTCCGAGACGGAGACAGGACCAACGTAGAGCCGTCAAATCTCGTAGCCATGACCGACTCGGAATTCATGCACATTCGGCAGCAGATCCCGGAGGTCCGAGACATGAGCCGCGCGTGTCTTTGCGTAGGTACTCTCGTCGTGGCTATCATGCGGGCCACCGATCCGGACTTTGGAAGGGCCATCTCTGAAAGGATGTGGAAGACACGCCGGGAGAAATACTCTCCGGCTGAGATTTCCGCCCAGTCTAAAAAGAGCCACCTGACGCGCAAGCTGCGGTACGGCACCTCCGAAGTAAAGGATCCAAGTCAGCATCGGAACACATGAGGGACGCGCAATTAAACAGAGGCTGGGAAACCCGTAGAGCAAGATACGGCTCTACAGGGCATAAGTAATGAAAATCATGAGGAGATCCTGGATGAAAGTGTCAGAAGTCATAATAGCCACGGAATCCGGCTTAGTCACGTACAGAACCGGACGAGAGGAAGCCTCTCCGCTGATGTCGCTATATCCCCTCGGAGGACGTCTATTCGAAGTATCGAACGACTACGTGTACATCAAGATAATACTCGATAATGGAACCGTGTTCGAGTACTGGTTTTACAAAAAATTCAAGACTAATTTCCGAAGCGGCGGCCTCTTCGTTGATCTGTTCATTGATCCTATCGGAGATCAGTTGCATCAGACCGCCTGGATCACGCACGACGGTAACTATACGCCTTGCGAGCACGTAAAGATAGGCGGTAGTCGCTCCAAGAAAGGCGTCCATCCGGTAAGCAAGGAAATGGCGGATGAATTGCTTCGTGCGATGCTAGTCTTTGCCGGCACATCGGCGCGGAAAGCCGCCATCATAAAGGAATCTGTGGCGTTGTTCGGAAAGTCCGCATATTACAAGGACGATGATCTCACGCCAAAGAATCGGAAGCTCTTTGATTTTTGTCTGACTCGACGGATAGAGCGTTAGCCTCGAAAAGATCACAACTTTCACTGGACCGTAGGGACCGTTTTTAATGGAGATACAATGGAACATATCCTAAAAATACGGAGCATCTATTTCAATGATGTTCTTTCAGGTTTAAAACCTTTCGAGATACGCAAGGACGACAGGAATTATCAAACAGGCGATACGCTCACAATGTTAGAAGTCTCTGATGACGGGAAAGAAACAGGATCTGTCGTCTCAGTTAAGGTAACGTATCTCCTGCATGGTCCTGCATACGGCTTGCAGGCAGGATACTGCATCATGGGCATCAAGCGTCGTGGAAAACAGCACAGGGTAAATTCCGGAAACCACCCAAAGGATGTTGTCGAAATCATCCAATATTCAGAATCGCTGGGAAGACCAGAGCCATTAGCCAGGTCGTTTTTCGACTACTACACAATGACCGGATGGAAAATGAAGAACGGCCTACCCCTGGCAGATTGGAAAGCCGCATTTCGGCGCTGGAAGGACTACGGATCTAGCCCGGAAACACAGCAAACAGGGGACGAACTGTCGGATATTAAAATCCGTCTTTTATTGCCGCTGCTGTTGAAGAAAATCGCATACGTTAGCGACCACTATGAATCCATGGTATTCAAAGAGCACGCCATCGGCACAATCGTCAAATATTACGGTTTATATCGCATAAAAAAAGGGTTTAATGATTTTCAGACCAAAGAGCTTGTTGGTCTATATAAAGAATCTAAAAAGCTGTCCGATGGGACCATCGAAATTTCCGGCAATCAATACTGCAAAGGGAAAATAGATGTGCCAACTCTAAAGGAATGGAGTGATACACTCCAGAAGAAGCACTGAAATCGAGAAGGCCGGAACTAGTCCCGGCCTTTAATTTTTTTTCTCACGAGTTCCAAAAGACTCAAAAACAGTTCCGCACCAAATTTCCGCATGGAGTGGATCAGACCTAAAAAAACAGATGCCTTTAACACCCCTTGAATCTTCATTAAATCAATAAAAAAAGGCTTTTTAATAGCCTTCCATGAAAAATCAAAATTTCGTGAGAAATTTTTTTATCCGAACATCGACACGCAAAATTACGCAAAAATCGGCAATTTTAAAAAATCGACATTTCTCACCAAAAAACGCCTTATTTAATCAAAAAACGACAAAAATACAGATATTTCCCCATCAATCCTATTTCTCATTATTGCCGGAATGGCATACCGGAGCCGATGTCCGGTGAAAAGACTCCAGGGCGGAGGCGAGGGAAAGGCTTTTCCCTACATATAAATTAGTTAACAGTTCTGCGATTTTTCGTAGTCGGCGAGCGCTTT